CGTTCTCGGTGCGGAAGCTGGCGGATACGGCGTATCCCTCGTCTGACGGCACGATGATCCGGCCGCTCGAGCGGGAACTGAACGTGTTCCGCACGCAGCAGACGCAGTTCCGCGATGCGGTGCTGCTCAAGTGGGGCTTCCGGGCCTCAGCCATCCCGCAGGAGGCGATGGAGAAGATCGTCCGCTCGCCCATTGGCGGGATGATCCCGCTGCCGGACGAGGCGTTTCCGCTGGAGAACAACCTGGTGGAGTTGCCGCAGGGCTCGATGCCCCGCGAGTCGTTCATTGCGAATGACTACATCGACAACGACATCGCGCGGACGCTGGGGATTGACGCGCAGCAGTTGGGCGTGCAGGGCGACAGCCGGACGGCGACTGCGGATCAGTTGCAGCAGGCGAACGCGAACGCGCGGATCGAGAAAGAGCGCGGCATTCTCCTGAAGCGGTATCTGCAAGGGGTCACGAAGTACTCCACGCTGGTGCAGCGGTACTTCCCGGTGGAGGAAGCGGCGCAGATTGTCGGGCAGGCGCGGGCCGCGATCTGGGACCAGTGGCGCAAGGTGGTGCCGAGCGCCTTGGCGTTCACGGCCATGCCGGATAGTGCGCTCCGGGTGGATCAGGCGGTCGATCGGAAGACGGCGGTAGACCTGTATTCGTTCCTAGCGAACGATCCGTTCATCCAGAAGGGCCGGCCGAAGCTGCTGGAGAAGCTGCTGCGGAAACACCACATCAATCCCGAGGGGATTGTGTTTCCGCCCGATCCGCCGAAGCCGGAGCCGCCGAAGCTGAGCATCGCCATCAAGGGCGAGGACTTCGTCGGGCCGCAGGCGCCCGTGATTTTCGAGATTGCCAAGCAGCTCGGCTTGGAGATCAGCGCCGAGGCGCAGGCGCAGACCAAGGCGCTGGGAGCCATCCTGGCGGCGGTGAACGCGCAGGCCGAAACCGCGCAGGCGCAGGCCAAGGGCCAGACCGAGCACGGCGGGAAGCTGGCGCCGCAGGAGAGCCTGAGTAAGCATTCTGCAGATCAGACCGGCGGGATGCAGGGCATTGGCGGAAACGCGGCTATGGGGGCTGGTGGGGGGCTTCTGCAGTGAGCGTGCGTTGTTGCGCGGGGTGCGGTCGCATCACGACCGAACTTGAGGCGTCCCTGCGCCGGTTCAATACCGGCAGATGCGCGGACTGCAATGGGACTCTTGAGGCGGCCTGCGACCGCTGCTATCGACCGCTCCAGATTGGTGAGTGGCCGTTCTGTCCTCACGGCTTCCCCTATGCGGGCGTGGCGGTGATTGACGACCAGATCGAGGGCGGCCCGCGGATGTTCGACACGATGGGCCACGACGAGGTCTACATCGAGAGCAAGAGCCAGTGGAAGCGGGAAGTCGCGGCGCGTGGGCTGGAGAACGTGGTGCGGCACGACAGTGCCTACTACGCCAAGCAGCGGCGGATGCACGACGAGCGGCTACGCGACACGGGGCGAGCGGACTGATGTGTGTGTGTGCGGTGTCGTATTCGTATACGCGCTCGAGTGGCGTGGTGATTTGTGCGAAGTGTGGGTGTACGTTTGAGTTGTCGTAGGAGAAGAAGATAAAGCCGTAGTTTTGAGTTTGACGGTGTGACTAGGGGTGGCCGGCCAGCTACTCCGATAAGTGCGAGCCTCCGCACGTCACGCTGACAAAGAGGCAACACAGACGAAGGCGCTGTGGATTGGGACTTCGGTCCCCGTTCATGGCGCCTTTTTTGTTGTTGCTTCACTTTTCGCGGACTCGCCAGCGGAAGAGCGAGTAAGGAACGAATGGAAGAACTCTCAGGCGGTAACAGCGCACCGGCCTCCGCGGGTCCGACGACCTTTGCGGAAGCCTTTGCGTCCGATGCCTCGCCAGCGTCGGAAAGCCCTGCGCAGTCGAACACGCCACCGGAGGCGGCACTGCCGGCGACAGACGCAGCGGATTCACCCCCAGGAGGGGACGAGCGGAGCCCGTTCATTCCACGTTCACGCTTTGACGAGGTGAACACGGAACGGAACGCGCTCAAGCAATGGAAAGAGCAGTACGGGTGGGCAGAAAGCGCGGATCGTCAGGCGATTGAGCAGGCCGTGGAAATCGGTCGGCTCTATTCGACAGACCGTCTCGGCTATGCGAGGCAGCTCCTGTCGGATATGTCCTCAGACCCCCAGCTCGGGCCGCAACTGCGGTCGGAGTTGGCGCGGATGCTGGGGACTCGTCAGCAGCAGGCACCTCCGGCTCCCGCCGGTCCCGATCTCGATGGTCTGGTGATTGACCTCGGGGGTGGGCAGACGGTGCCGCTCAAGGCGCTGAAGGAGGCGTGGTTAGGCGAAGCGGAGCAGAAGTTCGCTCCGGTTGTCGAAACCGCGAATCAACTCCGACAGGCCAACGAGCACGCGCAGAAGACCCGCGAAGCCGCGCAGTTCGCCAAGGGGTTCTATGCGGACCTCCAGAAGCGACCGGACTTCAAAGCGTTGGAGCCAGAGATCAAGAAGCGGTTCGCAGCCGAACAACTCACGTCGGACCATCCGGCAGAGATCAAGGCGGCGGTCTATCGCATCTACATGGAGCTCAGCGACACGCACCGTACGACGGACATTGCGAAAGCGAAGTCTGACCAACTGGATGACCTGCAACGTCGGGCCGCGGCATCAACCTCTCCCAATCCAGGGAGCGCCGCGCCCTCCACACCACGCAGCCCGAAGTCGTTTTACGACCGGGATCTGAAGTGGTGAGAACGGACTAGCGTATGCCTCCGACAACGGGTGGACAGCGCGTAGCCGCGAATTGGGAAGCGGTTGTCAAGACGAAACCGGAAGACCAGATTCACGACGACTACTGGCTGTTTAACCAACTCTCGAGCGGGGACGGCTTCATCGGCAAGGGTGGCGGTGATTTCATCGTCGTGCCGATCGAGTACGCCCTCAACACGACCGTCTCGTCCTACAGCGACACCGACGAGATCAACACCACGCGCATCGACGTGTTCGACCGCTACGAAGCGCAGTGGAAAGAGTACGCCGGCACCTACCTGATTTCCGACCTCGAAAGCGATCGGAACGCGGGCGAGGGCCAGGTATTCGACCTGCGCGCCGCGAAGCTGGAGAACCTGAAGAACTCCATGAAGGGCCAGTTCAACGCTGACCTCTTCGGCGCGGGCACCGCGAACGGCTCCAAGGTGTTCACCGGCCTCCAGTTGCTCGTCTCCACCGCACCCACCTCGGGCACGGTGCAGGCGGTTGACCGGGCGACGTGGACCTTCGCACGCAACCAGCAGACCACGGGCACCCAGACCACGAGTGCCTTCGACAACCTGCGGGCGGCGATGCGGAGCAACTACAACCTCTGCTCAAACGGCATCAGCGGCGATCACCCGAGCTTTGGCGTGACCACGCGCACGGTGTTCGAGGGCTTCGAGGGACTGTTGCTCGCCAACGAGCGGTTCACCGACAAGAGCAACGGGGACGGGTCGTTCAAGAACGAAGTGCTCAAGTTCAAGGGCTGCAAGTTGTCCTACGACAACGACTGCCTCTCGGGCGCGCTCTACTTCCTGAACCCCAAGTTCCTGAAGCTGTACTACAAGACCGGCTCGTGGATGAAGGCGCAGGAGCCGATTCGTCCGGCGAACCAGACACTGGACACCGTCGTGATCCGCACGATGGCGAACCTGGTGACTCTCAACCCTCGGCGCCTCGGCGTCGTTTCGAGCATCACGTAGAAAGGAGGAACGCACATGGCGAAGTTTGTTGCATCAACCATCGGCATCGGCCAAGCGGACCTCATCTCGTCTGCCACCCAGGCGCACAAGCTGGGGACCAGGGCGATGGACGAAAGCGGACGGGTGTTCCGCTACGTCAAGGCTGGCGCGTCGGCCCTCGTGGCTGGTGACGTCATCCAGAGCCCCGCCATCGTTCCCAACCACCTGGCGCTGACCGCGCCGGCCGTGGCGGTTGGGGCGACGTCGTTCACCTGCACTCCCGGCGCCACGGCTGGCACGGTGGGTCAGTACGACGGCGGCTTCCTTCAGGTGAGTGTCACTCCTGGCCTGGGTTACACCTACGCCATCGACAGCCACGCGGCGTTCGGGTCCGCGACGGCGTTCACGCTGAATCTGAAAGACCCGATTCAGGTGGCGCTGACCACCAGCTCGCGTCTCGGGCTGATCCAGAACAAGTACAAGGGCGTCATTCAGTTGCCGGTTACGACCGCGACTGGAACGATCGTGGGTGTCGCCACCTACGTCATCGCGGCGAACGAGTTCGGCTGGATTCTGACCTGGGGTACGTGCTCGGTGCTCACGACTGGCACGCCGGCACTCGGCGCGATGGTCCTCGGCCCCGGCACGGTCGCCGGAGCCGCACAGGTCGTCGTGGCGGCAGGCAACCTGATCGTCGGTCAGGTCATCGGTCACATGGCACAGGTTGGCGTCACCGGAGAGGCCAACTTCGTGGACGTTCGCATCAACCCGTAGTTCGGTCGGGGGCGTGGCGCTGGGCTGCGCCCCCGAGTTTTCTGGAGAGGGACATGGCACGAACCGTCAAGGCACGGACGCATTGCGTGGATAACGTCGCGGTGGCGAGCGCGATGGGCGTGGAGCGCACCATCGACGGCGCGGCCCCGCCGGCCAATACCACATGGGGCAACACGGAGAACGTCTCGGTCGGCGTGGACTATTCGGCCGACGAGAACCTGATCGTCTCGGGCACGAATCTGCTGGCGGTCGAACGGAGGACCGCGTAAATGGCGAACAAGGAAGAGAAAGTGCTGAGCATCGACGACAAGTTCCAGATGCTGCTGGAAGTCTTGGCGCAGAACAAGCAGCCCTCTGGGCTGACCAAGGACGACCTCGCGGAACTGCTCAGCGGGCAGGCGCAGTCGATGAAGAAGGCGCTCAAGCCGGAGAACGACGAGCACCCGAACGTCAGTGCGTTCCACCCCAATGGTGGCCCATTCATCAATCTGGGCCACGAGGTGTACTACAACAACTTCCCGGTCCACAAGGCCATCGAGACGCATCACGACCGGGAACTGGAACTGTTCGCGCAACTCACGCCTGGCATCTACCGTGTGCTTCGCAAGGATCTCTCGGACATGACGGTGACGGTGCGTGCGGAGAAGACACCGACCGGGAAGATCACGAAGTTGTTCGTGGAGTTCCCCGTGGCGCGCGAGGAGAAGGCGCAGATTCCGCCGGTCCACGTCGTGCTCTACCAGATCGTCCACCACGATATGCCCGCTCACAAGCGGTATGCCGCTGCGGTCAACGACCACATGGCCGCCACGCTGGTCGGGATGGAGTCCTGAGTTGACGTTTGCCGAGATTCTGGCCGCCGTCTACGCGGACACGAACGCCAACAGTTCGCCCCCGGCCGGCGTCGTGACACGTATCAAGCGGTACGTGAACGAGGGGCTGCGGGTGACGCTGCGGGAGCCTGGGCTGGCGCGGCTGGCGGATTCGGACGTGCCGTATAGCTTCGCCTCGGTGGCGAGCACGGCGCGGTATGTCCTGCCGGAAGCGGTGGCGCGGGTGCTGCGGATCTCGGAACGGACGAATGACCTCGCGTTGGAGGTGATGTCGATGGACCGCTATCGTCGGGTAGAACCTGACGCGGCGTCGAACACCGGCACGCCGTCGCACTACGTGCCGATTGGCCGGGTCGCCATCGCCACGCAGCCGTCGGACGCCTCCAGCCTGTTCGTTGACAGCACCAGCGCCAGCGACACGGGGACGGCCTACATCGAGGGGCTGACGACGGGCGGCTACCGGCGCACGGTGTCGGTGACGATGACTGGGACCACGGCGGTCAACGTCTCGGCGGCGATCAGCACGTTCGTGACCATCGAGGACTTCTACATCTCAGCCGCGGCGGTGGGCACGGTGACGCTGCATGAGGATGCCAGCGGCGGCACTGAGTTGGCGAGCATCACCATCGGGGCGTTGCGGCCACGCTACTACGCCTTCTACCTCTGGCCGACTCCTGCGGGCGCGGTGACGTATTACGTGGACTACCGCCGGGAACTGACGGACCTCGTGAACGACGCGGACGAGCCGATGCTGCCCACGGACTTCCATTCCATGCTCGTGGACTACGCGCTGATGAAGGAATACCAGAAGACGGACGACGAACGCTACGCGCTGGCGCAGCAGGCGTATATGCGCGGTCTGTCGCGGCTGAAGTACGAGCGGTGGAGCGGTGATGAACTGCCGGTGGTGGGCGTGAGCCGGACGGGACGTTCACGGCTGGGCGGGCAGTATCCAGCGGAGTCGTGGCGATGACACATCACACCTGGGACATTGTGCTGGCGGGCCTGCTCATCGCGTCGTGGGTGTCGCTGGTGTGCGTGGCGGCGTTCCCGTTGTGGCGTCGGTTGGAACCTGACGCGCATGTCCAGACGGTCAAGGACGGGCCGCCAGACGCGCCGCTTGCGCCGCAGGCAGCGCCCAAGTCGGCGCCCAAGCCCACGCTGATGCTGCACCTGATGTGCAGG